ATATAAGGTGTTAGCACGAAATGTCGCACCGTATCTTGATTCTTCGGCAACTCAATCCTCTGCAGATTATCCTCGGTGGTGGGACAAAACAGTCACTTTGTTTATGAAGTATGTAGACCCGGACACTAATGAAGTCGCGTGGACTCGTAAGGTAATAAATAATTGCTTTTTCAAGGAAACAAAAACAAGAAAAGCATCTGGCAATACATTTGTTGAAACAACACAATCTATTCTTAGGATACCTGAAAACTCTCTATATAGAGACCCATCTACTTGGTATGCAATGCCTGAAGTTGAGAGACAGGCTTATTTTACTCTAAAGAATGGCGATGTGGTTGTTGCAGCAGAGGTGACTGATATTCCGGATGAATATACAACAGGAAACCGTATGAGCGATTGTCTGGAAAAATATAAGAAGCTTTATCCTTGCTTTGAAATAGATGTTATAAGCATCAATATAGGTATTGGGAGAGCACAACCCCATTATTATGTAGGTGGTAACTGATGAAAGCAAGTATAGATGACACAGTGCTTGTTAAACTTCAAAGTAGAATAGAAGGATTAAACAATGTTAAAGAGGTGAAGCTTGCTATTCACAATGATTTTAGGAAACATTTGCTGCCATATGAACCTTTCCGTGAGGGTATAATGTCCCAAAGTGTGGTAGTTACAGAGGATTATCTGCACTATACTGCACCGTGGTCACATTATATGCACGAGGGAGTTGTCTACGGTCCAAATATACCTGTATTTGAGGACGGAGTGATTGTTGGATATTTTTCATTGCCTGACAGAAAAAAACATCCTACGGGAGAAAAAATCAAATATTCTACTGAAAAGCATCCTCAGGCAACGCATCATTGGGAACAAGCTATGATGCGTGACAAAGGAGATGTATTTGAAGAGGATGTAAAAAACATAATTACGCATTATTTGAAAGGGGCTAAATAATGGATAAAAACAAAGCTATAATAGATTTCTTGCTTACTTGTGATGCCATATACAATAGCCCCTTATATTTTAATTTATCCAAGTCCGAAGCTGGTTCAAAACTCTTTGTGACGCAAGGAGAGGATAAAAATATTGAAAAACCGTACATAGATGGTTCGGTGAAGAAGAGATGCTCTCTAACTGTAATATCATTTTGCTCTATGTCTGCATTGCCGATTGCGAAGTCAGAGGGAAAAACAGATAAAAATATAGAGGATTATGGTCAAGTACAAGCACTTATGGATTGGGTGAAGCTTCAAAAATCAGAGAAAAAATTCCCTGATTTTGGTGATGATTGCTTGATAGAAGATATATATACAACATCAAGCAATCCGATAATCGACCATATAGACGCTTCCGTAACACCGCCTATAGCAAAGTACAGTTTTACATTTAGAGTTGAGTATATCGATAATTCAGAAGTTATATGGAAATAAAGGAGGAATTTTTATATGAGCGCAACAGAATTCAATTTGGCTAATGGCCAAAGAGCCGAAAGAAAAACCCTTATCACTATTGCAGAATGGAATGACGGAAGCGAAACACCGGTAAGAGAAATATTGGGTACAAGAACAGAGGACAGTTCTATCGAATATAATCCTGATGTTTCAACAATCACAGATATCAGAGGTGTTAACTATACAGATGTAAATAATACAAAACCTCAGCAGGATTTCGATCCGTTCTTAATTATGGGAGGTTCAAAACTTGCAGTTAAGCTTAATGACATTAGAAGAAGAAATGCTCTTGGTGAGTTGGGCGGTTTTACAGTTTATGTTATAACAACATTCTTAGGTGCATCAGGTGCGTATGAAGCAGAAAAACATACAGGATGTACAATTACCTATAATTCAATTGGCGGTGACACTAATGTGAATATGCCTATCTCAGTATATTTATCAAATGACTGCGATGGCACAGGTGCTCCCCAGGTAGGTACAGTAGATTCTCTTGGACCTAATTTCAAATTTACCCCAATGGTGAATGTTTAATAAAAGGAGTAATACAAAATGGCTGCAAAGAAAGAGATAAAAGCTAATTCGAATGGATTAGCAGGTAATATAGATTTAGGTTTTTCCACTGAGAAGAAAAGATTTTCAGTTGGCGGAGATGTTAATAATGTCATAGAACTTGATACATCGGATTTAGGTGTAGCAAACAGATTATCGAAAAGCTTGTCAACATTCAAAGAGTTGGAAGATAAATGGAAGGCATTAAATGAAAGTGCCGACAAAGTTTCAAATTCAGATGATGTGGATGCGGCAATCATTTCCGCCGAAGAGTTTTCAAAACAGTTTGATGAAATAGAAAAACAGATGCGTGAACTTATTGACAAAGCCTTTGATAGCGAAGTAGCAGATAAGTGTCTTGGAAACTCCAGTGCATTCAGCCCGATTAATGGCTTTTTCAAATATGAACATATTATCACCGCACTACTTAATTGTTATGAACAGCAGATTAAAGATGAGGCACCTAAATTTAACGCCAGAAAGATCAGTAAATACACTCATCCATATATTAAGAAATAATTATGTATGAATTACCTACAGCAGTTACAGTCAATGATAGAGAATACAATATAAGGGAAAAAGGCGATTTTCGTATAATCATAAAAATTATAGAAATATGCCAGGATTTAGACCTTACAGACCAAGAAAGGTCCATAGCCGCATTAACTGTATTCTATGAAAATGTCAACAATTATGACGATATATTTATAATATTTGACGATTTACAGGAAGCAGTTAACTCAATGATGAATTTCGTCAGTTGTGACAACAGTGAAGATATCGGTTATAAAGCAAAAGGAAAAGTTATTGATTGGATACAGGATGAGAAACTAATCATAGCTGAAATAAATAAAGTTGCCGGAAAGGAAGTCCGTGCAGAATCTTATGTTCACTGGTGGACCTTAATTGGTTATTTTATGACAATCGAAGAAGGTTCTTTATCGATGATTGTAGGAATAAGAGACAAAATAGCTAGTGGCAAAAAGTTGGAAAAGTACGAGCGAGAGTTTAAGCAACAAAATCCTCATTATTTCAGATGGAGAAATAAATCCGCAGAAGAAATTCAAGTAGAAAACGAAATAATGGAATTATGGAAAGACAATAAATAGCGAGGGGAGGAATTTCAATTGCCGGCAGGATTAGATGGAGATGTTAAAATAGGAGTAGACTTAAAAACAAAATCTGCATCAAAAGCTGTAGAATCTCTTCGCAAAAAAATAAGAGATGGTTTAAGCGGACAAGATGCTAAAGGTCTTGAACAAACCATTAAAAATACTGAAAGAAATATAAAATCACTTGAAAAAGAAATGGAAAAGACAAAATCCAAAATACAGGATTTAATGCAAGGCGAAACAGATCCTAAATCCATCAAGGCGATGGAGAAAGAGCTTCAACAGACAGAAAAAGAAATAGATAAAGTTGTAAAACAGTTGGATATTTTGTCAGAAGAGAGAAAATCCGCAGAAGCATCACGCCCGATAGGATTGTCAAATGAAGATTGGGGGAAAATGCCCGAAGGTAAACGTAGCGACGATATTACCGAGCAAATGATACCTCTTAATCAGGAATTTGGAAAACTTGTCAGTAAATCAGAGGAGTTAAAAGCAAGATTAGCTCAGCTTAAAGCCAATCCTCAATTAACAGAAGAAGGGAAAAAATACAACAGAGAACTTGATGAAGCAACTGCAGAACTTGAAAACCAAAAGAAAAAGCTTCAGGAATTAAAAAGCGAACAAGGTGCATTTAATAAATCTGTAGGCCGTTCTGATGGACAGTTCAACGGTTTGGAAAGAAATCTACGAAGAATTAAAGAGTTAATAAAATCTGCTTTTGTTTTTTCTGTTATTACAAAAGGAGCTACATTATTAAGAGAATCTATTGGTAAGATTGTAAAACAAAATACTGCTTTGCAATCGAGCTTAAATCAAATCAAAGGAAATTTATTAACAGCATTTGCTCCTATATGGCAAATGATTATACCTTGGATACAAGCCTTTTTAAATATGCTTGCCAAAGTAACTGCATATATAGCAGCGTTTATCAATATGTTGATGGGTAAATCTGTGAAAGCAAGCCAAGAGGCAGCAAAGGCATTGCAAGAGCAGGCGAATGCCACAGATGCAGCCGGGAAATCAGCAGAAGAAGCTGAGAAATCAAATTTATCTTTTGATACACTTAACACAATTTCCACCTCAACAGAAAGTGGTTCGGGCGGTGGTTCCAGTGCATCCTCCCCGGCATTTAAGACTTCGGATGTTCAAATAACAGATGAACTTATGGAAAGGCTTAAAGCGATACTTGTTTTGGTAGGTAGTATTGGTGTGGCTTTGTTGGCTTGGAAAATTACCGATTTTATAACAACATTATCTGCCGGCGGTAAGGCTGCGGAAGCACTTATGGGAAAATTCAAAATGGTTGGCGGTATACTAATGATTATAGCAGGTGCTATATTACTTGTTAAAAATTATAGTGATGCTTGGGTCAATGGATTAGACTGGGGTAATTTTTTAGGTATTATCGCAGGACTTGCATTAGTTGTCGGCGGACTTGTTTTAGTGTTAGGTGCAAGTGTGGCACCCTTTGCTTTAATTGGAGCTGGCATAGCTGCATTAGTATTGGGAATTAAAGATTTTATAGAAAACGGAGCGACTTTCCAAAATATATTGTTAATTATTATAGGACTTGCGGCTATATTTGCAGCAGTTTGGCTCTTAGCAAGTGGTCCTGTTGCTTTAGTAGTTGCAGCAATAGTAGCTTTAATAGCTATATTTGTTTTATTATGGAACAAATGTGAAGGATTTAGAGAGTTCTGGATAGGTTTATGGGAAAAGATCAAAGAGACCGCAACAGATTTGTGGGAAAATACCTTAAAACCTATATGGGAAGATCACTTAAAACCTGCTTTGGAGGCTATATGGCAAAAGATACAAGAATTATGGGAACAAGTTATAAACCCAATTGTTCAAAAAATAGGGGAGATACTAACTTGGTTGTGGAACAATATACTAAAACCTGTAATTGATTGGGTTGTTGATGTATTTGTTAAATTGTTTCAGAATGCTTGGGAAAATATAAAACAAGCTATTGCTATTGCGGCACAATTTATTGGGGGCATTATTGACAGTATTAAGCAAATTTTCACTGGCATCATAGATTTTATAGTTGGTGTATTTACGGGTGATTGGAAAAAAGCATGGGAAGGCCTTAAGAGTGTATTTAAGGGTATAATTAATGGCATTATAACTATTTTTGAGGGTATGATAAACTTTATTATTAATGGCATTAATAAATTCATCGGCGGATTAGATGCTGTTGTAAGCAAAGTTGGAGAAATATTCGATGCAGAATGGAGTGTTGCAAAAATTCCTACTGTAACTTTACCAAGGTTGGCAAAAGGAGCTGTGTTACCGCCTAATAAACCATTTGCGGCAATAGTGGGCGACCAAAAACACGGTACAAATATTGAGGCACCGTTGGAAACGATAGTGCAGGCAGTAAAACTCGCGCTTGGAGACTACGAGGGCGGAGTTACCGATGTTAATGTTAACTTTACAGGAGATTTGGCACAGCTTGCCAAAATACTTAACCCGGTAATCGAAAAAGAGAAGAGGCGTAAAGGTCCTAGCTTAGTAAAAGGAGGAGCGTATTAATGTTGCAGAATGTATTCGGAATAGATGGACATTTTTTTGATGTTCGCATACCGGAAAAGGGCATTAAACGCTCCTTTTCTATTGCGGATAGTGACAAAGCCGGCAGAGTTCTTACAGGAAGAATGGTAAGGGATATCATCGGTACTTTTTATAATTATACAATTTCTCTTGATACAAACAGATTAAATCCGCAGCAATATGATGAGCTTTATGAGATTATATCTTCTCCTCAGGATTCGCATATGATAACACTTCCGTATGGACAAACCTCAAAAACATTTGAGATGTATATTACAGCTGGCGAGGATACAATTATAACTACGGGGGCAGGCACAGACGGAGTTAATGTGTGGGAAGGTCTGTCTATAAATGTTATAATGACGGAGCCATTAAGAAGGCCGGGTGAGTAATATGCAAGGAGCGTCAATAAAATACGGTGATGTAGCACCGGGAGCAAAAGAAAATTTTGCACCAACAGCAAGCGAAACCGAGTTTAATACTCTTGGACAGCTGCAAATGTACAACCTGGATTTCCCAAACTATGCAAATCCTTGTGAATTATATCAAACTGCATTAGATGGAAAGGCTGTACCCTTCCCAACTGTTTCCGACCAGACAAATGTGGGGTTGTGGAGTGAAAGAATTTCAAATGATAAAGGATTGTTTGTTGATGATGAGGCAAACGAAAAGCCTATTGTTTTAACACTCACCGCAAACGGACAATATTCTTCACAGGGATTGACTTTGACTTTTGACACTTACAACAGTATTTATTGCAATCATTTAAATATTAAGTGGTACAGAAACGGTCAATTGATTGTTGATGATGGAAAGTCAATGAATATAGACTTTTATCCCGATAATGCATTCTATTTTTGCCGTAATCAAGTGAATAATTATGACAAGGTAGTAATTACATTCTATTCTCTCAATATGCCTAAAAACCGCCTTAAATTACATTCTGTAGACTATGGATATGGAACATACTTTTATGGCAGGGAGCTTAGAAATGTTAAATTGTTACAGTCAATAGATCCGATATCAACGGAAATAAACATAAATACAGTAGATTTTACTCTTGATAGTAAGACAGATATGGAGTACTCTTTTCAGGCGAAACAGCCTTTAAGTGTATATTTTAATGACAGGTTACTTGCTACAACATTTGTCAAGTCTTCCCAAAGAAAGTCAAGGTTCCTTTGGGAAATACAGGGAGAGGACTATGTTGGTCTTCTTGATGGTATTACATTTTACGGTGGTATGTATAAGGATAAAAATGCTGTTGAGCTTTTAGAAGAAATATTTACGATAGCTAAAATACCATATACCATAGAAGCTTTGTTCCAGGATGTTGCTGTTAGCGGTTATATACCAATCTGTTCTTGCAGGGTTGCTGTTATGAATGTTGCATTTGCCATTGGAGCCGTGGTTGACACTTCCAATTCAGAAACTGTAGATGTTTATGTTCTCTCCGACGAAGTTAAACAAACAATACAACTTAATCGAATTATGCAGGGACAGAGCTTTGAAGAAGAGGATACCGTAACAGGTGTTGAGGTGGCGATGCATAGCTACAAGCTGATAACAGAAACAGTAGATGTGTATGATTCAAATGAAAGCGGAACAGGGCAGAATATCCTTGTTAAATTTAGTGAGCCTTTGCACGATTTGTCAATTACAAATGGTACATTTGCACTTGATGAGAATGGAGAAGAATTAAAGCATACAAATTATGCGGTTATAAATGCGAATGAGAATTGCATATTGCGAGGTCAAAAGTACGAGCATATCACCCAGACACGCAGAGAAAACAATCCGCTTGTTCTGGAAAATGAGATTGAAAATGTAGTTTCAATAGAGGATGCAACTTTAGTGTCGATGAGTAACATTGAAGCCGTTTTAGATAGATGTTTTAGATGGTTTGTTCTAACTCGCAAAATTAATTGCAGTATTTTGGAGGGTAAGAACACCGTAAATGGAGTTGTTACCTATGATGAGTCTGTAAATGTTGGCGAAACAATAGAAACAGAAACAGAGTATCTTGGCAATCTGTCAGGAAAAATAATTGAGCAGGCTTGTACTTTGAATGGAAGTATTATAATTAAGGATGTGGTTATGAGATGATATTTAACAGAACCGCAGCAGATGTTGAAAATGCCAAAAGTATACGCATCAATAAGGTACAGAAAGGCAGCGAGCTTTCTGCAGAGGACATTGTGATCCTCGAAAAGGGCACCATGACAATCAATACACTTAACCGTATTGAAACCAAACAAGAAGAGTTAAAAAACCTTTTCAATGATATGGGGTATTGGAATACACCAATAACAAACAAGGTATGGGGCGAAAATGATATATTTAATGTTGACGAATTTCAGCGAATAATTGACAACACAAATATATTAAGGCAAGCGTTTTTTGTTTATACAAATACACCAAATACACCGCCTGTTTCTTATTATTGGCAGGATATAAATTGTCTTGAAAAGATTCTATATGACCTAGATGTTATGATAAGTAATGTCAAAGCTAATTATAGATTTTGCGGTGAAATTGAATGTGGAGAGTGATATTTTGAAAGATTTTATAGACCGAGTGTATTCAGGTAAAAAAATTATAAAATATGAAAATGGAACAACAGAAACAGTAACAATAGAAAACGCAGAAGATGCAACAGTTGAAGGAACACCGATAAATCGTGAAAATCTTATGGCTATACAAGGGTTTATTGGTATGACAACGGAAAAGCAACCAGATGGTAGCATATTACAGACCAATGCAAACGGGCATACATTGGTTACGAAAAAAAATACCGATGGAAGCATTACACAAACTTTTACGGGCGAAAAAGTAATAACAAAAACAGTAAAAAAAGAAAACGGTAAAATTGTGGAGGTGATATCGTGAGTCTAGGGGAATTAGCAATGGTTGTTAATAGTAATTTTGACAAGCCATTAAATGAACAGGCAAGGGAGCTTGCATATGCAGGGTCATATCTTTTTGTTTCTTCAAAGTCTTTCATACCTGATAAAACAGGATGGTATAAAGTGATAGTTGTCGGAGCAGGAGGCAAAAGTGATTCGCACAATCCATCAAATGGGAGAAATTATTTAGCAACAGGCGGTTCTGGTGGTGTATCAATAAGTACCATACACCTAAAGTCATCTGAAATATATCCTATCGAAGTTACAAGTACTCAAAGTTCGTTTAATAATACCTTGATTGCGACTGCAGGAACAGCAGGTATTGCTTATCCCTCTTCTTCTAGAGATAGCGGGGATGGGGGAACTGCCAGTGGCGGAGACTTCAATTATCCGGGATTGGCAGGGGATATATCTAGTTTTGAATACTATTCTCTTGAAGGACTTGCTGGTGCAGATGTTGGTGTTTATATACCTGAACTAATGAGAAGAGAGACAATAGCCGTATCTTACACAGATTCAAATGACCAAATAAACACAGGACAGTTGTACAGCGGATACGGAATTTTGGGTTATGGGGCAAGCAATGGTGAAGGTTATAAAAGTGTGACACAGCTAAAAGGC